CGCAGACCATATTAACTGCTGGCATCAACTCGTCAAACACGAACGTCACCGTTGCAACCACTACAGGATTTTCGAACGCTACTGGCACCATCCTGATGGATCAAGAATTAGCGGTCTACAGCGGTAACACGGCGACTATATTTACTGGCACAACACGCGGCGCTAACGGCACAGTAGCCACAAGTCATTCTGCTAACACAGTGGTGTACAACGCCAACTCGTTTACTGGCTGGGGTCAGTCAGCGGCGTTTGGAATTCCGCAACAGTTGCGTCTTTGGTCAGAAACTAACTTTGGTGATTATCTAATTATCAGCCCGCGCGGCGGTGCGCTGTACATGTGGGTGCCTGCCTACACAGGCGCTGGTAGTTTGTTGTTTACGAACAGGGCAGAATTGCTTTCTAGCACCAGTTCTGGTATTTACCAGACCGACACAAGTTGCCCAACCATAGCCAACTACGTGATGGTTTCGGACTCGTCCCGTTTCGTTATTGCGTTTGGGTGCAACGATTACGGTTCAACTGCGCAGGACCCGATGCTGATCCGCTGGTCAGATCAGGAAGACTACCAAGTGTGGGCACCGGCTGTGACTAACCAAGCAGGTAGTTTCCGCTTGTCTTCGGGTTCTACGATTGTTACTGCGCAGCAGACTCGTCAGGAAATCTTGGTATTTACCGACGCCGCAGTATTCTCAATGCAGTATCTTGGGCCACCGTTTGTCTGGGGCTTCAACATCCTGTCCGACAACATTTCCATCGCTGGGCCGAACGCAGTAGCGACGGCAAACAACATTACGTACTGGATGGGCACGGACAAGTTCTACGCCTACACCGGTCGTGTGGAAACGCTGCCATGTGCGCTACGCCAGTTCGTGTTTAATGACATCAACCTTGAGCAGTCGTACCAGTTCTTTGCTGGTACTAATGAGGGCTACAGCGAAATCTGGTGGTACTACTGCTCGGCCAACTCGACGGTGATTGACCGCTACGTCGTATACAACTATCTGGATCAGGTGTGGTACTACGGCACGTTAGGACGCACGGCATGGCTAGACAGTCCGCTGCGACAGTATCCGATGGGCGCTACCTATAGCCGCACGATTGTCTTCCATGAAAGTGGTAACGACGACGTTGAAGTAAGTGGACAGGTCAGGCCAATCAGTTCGTACATCCAGTCATCTGACTTTGACATTGGCGACGGACACAACTTTGGATTCGTCTGGCGGATGATCCCGGATATTACGTTCGACGGATCGAGCACACCTTCACCTGCTACACCGGAGGTGACGTTTACCGTGCGGCCTCGGCAGAACCCTGGTGCGCCTTATGGTGTAGCAGATACGCCGACGGTGGCCTCTACGCAGTCATATAACGGGGTGCGTTACTACACGGTTCAGGAGTTCACGGAGATTGTGTACACCCGTTTACGCGGGCGGCAGATGGCATTCAAGGTGAGTTCGAACCAGTTGGGTTGTGCGTGGCAGCTCGGTGCGCCAAGAATCGACATCAGACCTGATGGACGTAGGTGATGGCTAACGCCACCATTACTAACGCGCTGATCGTGCCACCAGTCCCGGCCTTACCGCTGGGTCCGGTGGACTACAGCCGTGAGTATCAGGATCAGCTGAATCGAGTCCTGCGCCTGTATTTCCAGCAGCTTGGCGGTGCGTTTGCTTCGTTTACGGCAGAGTCAGGCGGCAGGTTTGGCAGCATCCCATGCGGTTCTTATTTTTCTAACCAGACAACGACACTAACGGCTAACGTTGTTACGGTAATAACTTTAAACAATACTGATGCCAACGCCACCATAGCGACGGCGCTGTCTAACGGGAGTGTGCAGGTAACGTATCCTGGCATTTACAACTACCAGTTCAGCGCACAGTTTGAAAACGCCGACTCACAGGCGCATGACGTTGAGGTGTGGGCGAAAGTAGACGGCACTGATGTTTACGAATCAGCAACACAATTAACGATACCGTCCAAGCATGGAAGTCGCAACGGCGCAGCGGTAGCAGCATGGAACTTCTTCCTTGTGGCAGAAGCCAACAGCGTGTTTGAGTTAGTGGCGGCGGCATCGCATCCTGACGTGAGATTAGCTGCATTGCCTGCTTCAACAAGTCCATTTGTACGCCCGTCTATACCGTCGTTAATCACGACAGTTACCTTTGTTTCGCGGCTACCCACATGATACGATTGACAAAATTTCTTGAAGGTGCGCTATGAGCCTCCACACCCTAGCCCAACACTTACAGAGCGCAGGTAGAGGCGAGGATAAAGTCCTTGTCCACATGACGCCGCGCGAAGTTCAAGGCTTGCAAACGCTTGCCATGGCACATGGCGGTAGTCTGACCATCAACCCACAGACGGGCTTGCCAGAGGCAGGGTTCTTGTCAGCCATCTTGCCGATGGTAGCTGGCGCGTTCTTAGGCCCAGCAGGCATGGCTGTTCAGTTTGGCGGTATGTCTAGCGCCATGTCGGCAGGCTTACTGACCGCAGGTATCGGCACCCTTGCTACCGGCAGCCTCGGCAAAGGTCTGATGATGGGTCTGGGTGCGTACGGCGGCGCAGGCCTCGGCCAAGGATTACTGGGTACAGCAGCAAGTCGTGCGGCAGCAGCAGCACCAAGTGCGGCGGCAGCGGCGGCTCCAAGCGCAGCAGCATCGGCAGCGCTGGACGCTACCAAGATGGGTGTTATCGGTGCAAATCCTGCTGGTGTGTTGCCACCTCCCGGAGGAGTATTTAGTGCGGCTCCGGCAGGCGGTACGATGGTTGGCGGCAACTTTGTTCCTACGCCAACTGTGAGTGCTCCACCAGTACCCGCTCCAACAGTAGCAAGCGCAACCTCTCCTTTGGCGAATGTTCCTACTACGGCAGGTACAGTTGGCGTGCAGCAAGCAGTTCAGCCAAAGTCTTGGATTGATGTTGGCAAAGAAAACATCGGTAAGTTATTTGCTGGTGGAGAAGAGGGCGCAGAAAACCGCAAGAAGTTCTTAAGCGAATACGGTATGCCGCTTGCTGCTAGCGGTGCAGCTATGTACATGCTGTCGCAGGATGAGCAAAAGCAACCTAATCTGATGCAGCAAGGTGCGCCGATCCGTCCTAGCCGCACGTACACTGGCGAGTACAGTGCTAGTGCGACTCCAGGACTGTCGGGCGAGCGTCAGTACACATTCTTTGCAGATGGCGGCCTAGCTGATCTGCCGGTAGAACAGATGTCACAACAAGCATCTACCGGTGCAAACACGAACTACCCGATGGCAAACATCCGTCCGTATGGATATGCCGTGCCACGTAACGTGCCGATTTCGGAGAACGTGGTCAAGCCTATGGATTACCAGCGTACGGATCCGTACACGGGTGAGCAACAGTTTGCTGGTGGCGGTCTTGCTGCGCTGGCGACAGGCGGTTTTATATCCAAGCTAAAGCCGGTGGCTAAACCAGCAGAGCCAAAGCCAAAGTTGCAGAGCACAACCAAGATCGATAAGCAGATTAAAACGCTTGAGAAATATAGCGATCTTGAAAGTTTTCAAAATCAAGTAACCGACTTAAGATCGCAACTTGCTGACTTGAACAAAAACAAAAAGGCAAATGCCAAGCCGATTGCAAACATTACTAGTCAGCTAAAAACCGCAGACGCTGCGTTAAAACAAGCCAAGGCATATCAAGCAAGTATTGCAGCTCGTGACAAAATGATTGCAGCAAATGATGCTGTTACGGCAAAGGCGCAGTCGGCTTATGACGCGGCGATGAATCAGTACAACGAATACCAGGACAAACTGGCAGCAGAGAAGCAAGCATGGAAGGATGAGACTGGCCGTAAAGCTACTGGTGTACAGACGTTGCGTCCGCAGGCTTACGATACCGCAGAGAAGATTCAAGAAAAGATCAGAGCACTACAAGATCAAAAGAATGATGTATTAGCAAAGAAAGCCGCAGGTCCCGTAGGCAAAGTTGCACAAGAAGGCGTTGCCGCTAACATAGATAAACAAATTGCCGCGCTTAACGCACAACTCAAGACCGCAGGCCAGTACAAACCATTAACCGCTTTTGCTTATGACAGCAAAACCAAGCGACTGATGGAAGAAAAAGATATCAATGATATCTTCCAAGACGTTGCTGGCCGTCGTCCAACAGCAGCAGAGATGCAGACTTTACTTGGTACTGTAAACACGGACGCTAACATTGCAAAATTTGCTTCCAAGTTACCAGATGTGACGGCAAAGATGTCGTACACCGACGATGACTATCGTGAAAACTGGCAGTACTACACAGGCAGGGAACCTACTAGCGGTGAACTTGCTGCGATGAAAAAAGCCAAGTTGACTAACTTTAATCAGTTGCGCGACTTCATCAAAAAACAACCAGCGTTTCTTGAGAACATCAACAAACTTGGGTTGGAGTCTGTTACCGCAGCAAATAAGTTGCCCATCGAAACTATCTCCACTACCTTCCGCGACTTGCTTGGCAGACAGCCGACAGCAGAAGAGATTGATAAGTATTCCACAGGTCAGACACCACAATCTTTGGTTGCTGCGATCAAACAGTCAGAGGACTACAAGAAGAAGTTTACGCAAGGTTTGGTGCCAGGGCTAAGTTTTGAAAAATACGCACCGGGCACTGTGCTTGAGTACACGCCTACCCAGCAGGCGCAGACCGGCCTTGGAACTATTGGCGGCCTGATGCCAACACCGTCAGGTCTACAGACTCCACAGACTCGTGGCGCTGTAACTATTCAGGGTGCGATGCCGCTGAACCCAACATTCCAAGAACAGCTTGGATTGCAAACGTTAGCAGCACAAGCCGCAGAAACTGCGCCTGCGCTACAGCGTGGCTTGCGGTTTGATGTACCAACAGCACAGCCAGCGCCGGGTCAGATCATGCCTGGATTGATGGGCTTGCCACAGTTGCCGCCACCGCCACAAGCCCAACCGCAGAACTACGAGCAGCAGTTGGCAAACATCGGTGAGAAACAAATCCAGCCTGCGGCAGCGCAGCCTGCTGTGCCGGGACAGCCAGCGGTTGTGCCAGTAAACGAGGCAGGCATTCCGATTACTGCTTTAGCTAACACAGCGCCTGTTACAACAATGGCGATGGGTGGCTATGCAGGTGGTGGGTATCACTTGGGTGACTACTCTGATGGTGGACGTTTACTGAAAGGTCCGGGCGATGGAGTATCTGATTCTATCCCTGCTTCTATTGGCAACCGGCAGCCTGCTCGTCTTGCTGATGGTGAGTTTGTAATCCCAGCGCGTATCGTGTCTGAGATTGGCAACGGTTCGACAGATGCGGGTGCACGTAGACTGTACGCGATGATGGATAGAGTGCAAAAAGCGCGGCGTAAGTCGATAGGTAAAGGCAGGGTGGCAGTAGACAGCAAGGCAGAGAAGCTACTGCCTGCATGAAGTTAGATATTGCGTTAATACCCTACGGCAGCATAGCGGGTGCGATACCTGCGATCATGCCGTACTTGGTGGAATCGGCAACAAGGAGTAGAGGCAGATCGAGTGTTGATGACATCTTGGGGTTCTTGTTCTCCGGTCAGATGGCGCTATGGATAGTCTATGACACGGAGAGCCAAGAAGCTCACGGGCATTTCATCACGGAAGTAAAGCAGTATCCTCGCTGCAAGATGTTGGTTATTCAGTACGCGGCTATGTTGCCGAACCACATGCAGGAGATAGAAGATTTGATGCAGCAGTATGCTGAGACGTATGCAAAAGATTTTGGCTGTCGAGGCATAGAGTTTGTTGGCAGACCGGGTTGGCGGAAACATGCAGAGCGATATGGGTATACCGCGCAAAGCGTGACATATCAAAGATTTTTTGAGTAGAGGCTACTATGAGCCGTATATCTTTTGGAATGATGGAAGCCGGATTCGTCCCCGGCGACTTGCGTGCTTTCAAAGCAGAAGGCGGCAAGATAAAACTGTATGACAGTGGTGGCGGCAGTAGCCAGCCGACTTCTCAAACGGTAACGCAATTAAGTTACCCAGAAGAATACAAGCCGATGCTTACGGAAACTGCCGGACGCGCTCTGGCAGAAGCATCACGGCCATACACCCGTTACATGGGTGAGCGGATTGCAGGCTTCGACCCATTCCAACTAACAGCACAGCAGGCGGTAGCCAACCTTGGTCCGGCGCAGCAGCTTGGCCCAGCATCACAGTTTGCGACGGCGGCTGGCCTGAAGGCTGGCGATGTGCAGTACTCGCCACAGCAGTTTGGTACGGCTAGCTTCACTACACCTGGACTAGCTGGTTTGTACATGTCACCGTACACGCAGAACGTCATCGACATTCAGCAGCGTGAAGCCCAGCGTCAGGCAGATATTGCTGGTCAACAGATGAAAGCACAGGCTGTTAGTCGTGGCGCGTTCGGCGGCAGTCGTCAGGCAATCATGGAAGCAGAGGCTGCTAGAAATTTAGCGCAGCAGAAAGCGGACATTCAGCAGCGCGGACAGCAGGCAGCGTTTGAGCAAGCGCAGAATCTGTACGGCACCGAAGCGGCAAGAGCGCTACAGGCACAGCAGGCTACAGAAGCATCGCGTCAGTACGGTGCTGGTTTGACTATGCAAGGATTGCAGACACAGTTGCAAGCAGCGCAGCAGTTGGGCGGGTTGGGTGCAGAGCAAATGCGTCAGCAGCAAGCACTGGTTAATGCGTTGCAAGGAGTGGGTACGCAGCGGCAGGCGTTGCAGCAACAGATGCTTAACCGCGATTATGAAGACTTCTTGGCGCAGAAACAGTACCCGTACCAGCAGATTGCGTTCCTGACGGAGATGCTAAAAGGTATGCCGCAGCAGACTACGCAGCAACTTTACCAAGCTCCACCATCTACGACAGCACAAGCTACCGGTGCGTTGACAGCGCTGTATGGTGCAAATAAATTGTTTAGCAAAGAAGGCGGTTTGATGTCTAGCTACGCAGGCGGCGGCCTAGCTGACCTAGCGGTCGATCATCTGGCAAAGGGTTAATCATGAAGCGCGATGACTTTGGTGTGCGGATAGACGAGATCCGCCAACTTGCCACCAAGTACAGCAAGCCTGACTTGGCACGTATGGTTCAGATGGGAATGATTGAGCCGCAGAAGGCGCTGATGGCGGGCATGATGATTGATCGCATCGCCAAGTCTGCGATGGAGCCGCCGCAGTCTACGGTCGCGCAGGACGTGCTGGGTCAGCAGCCTACAGCGGCACAGGGTCAACTCCCTCCTGGGATTATGGGTGCGCCTGGCGCGCCGCCTCCTAGTGCAGGTGTCGCAGCGTTGCCAAGTGGGATTGCCGAGATGGCAGGCGGCGGGATTGTCGCGTTTGATGAAGGCGGCGAAGTGCCGGGTTATGCCGATGGCGACCTTGTATCTGCGAGCGATGTGTTCCGCAGA